TGATTAAATCTTAACCTTAATCCTGTTAGTTTAGCTGCAAATGTGTTTGCTGCTGCCTCAGCCTGCCCTTTTGTTATTTTTGCTAATTCTTCTTGTGCTTTTGTAAAGTTTTTTGCTTTAATAGTTGCAGCAGAAAGAGGTAGTCCTAATTTTGTAAGAGCACCAAACTGACCATTGTATGCTTTGGAAAGTGCCATTGAAACGGAACCCAAATCTTTTCCGCTTGCTGCACTAATATCTGTGGCTAAAGCGAGTAATCCTTGAGCCTTGCTTAGATTTCCTGTTCCTTGAACTAATGTTTTTAATGCAGGAATTAACTCATCATTATCAATTGCAACTTGTAGTTCAAGACTATCTAAAAATCTTGAGTTTGCTGCTATGGCATCTTCTGTTGCTCCAGTTGTATTTCTAAGTGCTACTGCTAATGATGCCTGTGCCTTTTGGTCTTCCATGGCACCTTGCACAGCATCTACTGCAAGTTTACCTGCAAAGGCAACGGTTGCAACACCTGCTGCTGCAAAGGCTTTTGTTGCTTTCTTGCCAAATGCATCAATCTTTTTGCCCATCTTGGCAATATCTCTTTGTGCTTCTTTACTACCTTTATCAGAATACTGAGAGACAATTCGTGCAATTACTGCTCCAGTTGTTGCCATATCATGCACTCTCCTTATTCAAATTTTGTTTTAGTGTTGCTTTAGCCTTTTCAAGGGCATCAAACACATTTTTTACAATTCTATCTTTATTCTTATCTACAGACTTCCAGATTAAGCGAGAAGCGTTTCCGTCTTGTTTTTCCAAGTTACTAATAAACTTGTTCTTTCCTGCGCTTTTGTTCTTTCTACCTGCTAATTCATAGATAGCACCTTGGGCTGATCTATTCTTTAAGGCACCAGCAGATGTAGTATAGTCTTTGCTAACTTTTCTTTCAGCCTTTGAGGTTGAGATTCCAGACTTAATAATACTTTGATCCCAAGCAGGCCATCCAGCACCACCACGAGAGCGAGGGTTGCGAGCAGGTTGAGTATTCCATCCACTAAGTGGTGGCGCAGAAGAGACAAAGCCTTGTGCATCTTGTTTAGCACTTCTTAATTCAGAGTTAATAACTTTATTAAAACTCTTAACTGCATCTTTGTCAAATTGCTCTAATGCTTTTAGTGTTTCCTTTAAACCAGTTAACACTATAGCATCTTTACTCATTTCCTGCTCGCTTCCTTTGCTTTTTGCTTTAGATAAATAACAATTGCTTCAAGTATACCTTCAGGTGCTTCAAGCAAATCGTTTGGAGATATCCCTGTCTCCACAGAAACCATTGCTACCGTATAGGTTAGGCTGTCTCTGTGGATTCGGAATTTGGGTCATTTGCTAACTCCACTGATTCAAGTGTGTCAAGAAACGCATCTCCAAAAGGCTTTGGTGCCTTACCAGCATCCTTCAATGCACCATGTGCAAGGTAGTAGATGTGCTCTAACTTTTGATCTTCTGTAAGTAATTTAGCAAAGCCCTTATTGAACTTATTTTCAAAGGCAACAATAGTCTTTGGGCGAATAGGATATACGCCTTCTTCACCATCTGTTGTTTTGACTTTTATGAATAAACCATCCATTATTTTTACCCCTTTAAGGTGTTGTAATTTTATTTATATTTCCATAAATAGGCCAAGTTACTCGTGCCGTTGATAGTTCACCAACACCACCATTTAACGAGGTCCATTCGGAAATTGTAATCTCAAATTCGTATCTGGGATTGGAAGTACTTGTACTAGAACTGCCTTTTGGCTTTATTTTGCAATAAGCAAGTCCTCCTACAAGTGGAGCGATTGTATCTTCTACTGAGTTATTATCAAAATCCTGCAAAAAGTCAAAACTTACACTATTATTTGCAAGTCCTGCTAATTGTCGTTTTGATACATCACCAAGAACCGTAGTTTCAAAAAGATCATGTACAGTACTTAACTGAACTGATGAAACATGGTCACTTAAGTCTACCACAGTTCCTGAACTTGGTCCAATTTGTACTGACACATCAGTTAAAACTATGATTGCCATGATTAAGGGGTTGTATCCTTAACGATTTGACCTGAAATTGGCCATGTGACAGAAACAGTTGAAAGTTCTCCAACTGCACCGTTGAGTGGAGTCCACTCTGAAACCAAAACTTGTCCAGCCTTTGTTGCTCCAGAGCCTGAATTGTCTGCTCTGTAAGCAGGGTTAGTTGATGAAATTGCTGCTGAAGTTGGCTTGATAACAAGATTTGTTAATTGACCAATTCCAATTCCATCAATAATTGATTCCATTGCTCCTGAAGCGAAGTCGTTGTGAAATTCAAGGGCTACGGAGTGATCCTTAAGTCCTGAAGTTCTTGTTCTTGCGCCAACTGGGCCAAAGGCTGTGGTCTCAACCACATCTTCTGGCGTATTGATTGTAACTGACGAAATGTATTCTCCAATAGGTTGTCCATTAAGTTCTACATCTACATCTGTAAGTACTATTCTTGCCATTGTTATTTATCTCCTTGTTCATTGTTATCTGATTTAAAAACAAATGCTTCAGGTTCTTCCTTCTGCACTTGTACTTCTTGCTTTACTGCTTGTATTGCTGGTGATTCTTTTACTGCTGGTGTAGGTGCTTTTGATAAAGCGTCTACTCTTTTTAACTTACCTGATTCAAGATACTTTTGAATATTAGCACCTAAATCAAGCAATTCTTTCTCTGTAAACTTTGCACCTGGCTGTCTACCACGAAGTGCTGTTTTAGTTACTACATATTCCATTGTTTCTCCTTATCCCCAAATTGTGAGGTTATAACGGTAAGATAAAAATGTTTGATCTCCAGTCTGATAAGTACCACTTTCACCACTTATAACTCTTAGAGTATTAACAAGTCCACCTAATGATCTATCTGACTCTAAAGCAGTTTTGATTGAACCATTACCACTTCCAGCCAAAAGAACATCAAGTTTTTCTTGTCCACTTCTCTCTGATATTCTTTGTACAATCACAAATACATCAACAGAAGCCTGATCCAGACCTCTTTGGTTGTCAATGTCAAATGTGAAATCTAATTGTCCTACTACTGCACATGGTGGCACAATAACATCTGGAATTAAGTCATAAACTCTCAGGTTTGTTATTGTCTGTAGATTTGCTTTTAACGCATCTCTTACACCATTGATATTGGAAATAGCCATTAGAATGCCAATCCAAAATTTCTACGATAAGTCTTTAATAGCATCTCAACATCTGGATCTAGACGAGAGTTCAAACGAACTGTTCCTAGTTCTACAGATCCTGCAATACCAAATGGAGATTGCTTTCTAACAAATAATCTTGCTGCCTGAATCTTACAGGCTAATTCTACTTCGTAAGGGATTGCTTTGAAACCCCAGACTCCAGTTATTTTAACTGTCTGAGGAAAGAAGTAAGGAAAGACATATGTCTGAATTGCTAATAGTCTTGTTACTGGCATACCTACTTCTGGATTATTAACAGGCTCATACATAAGGTCTGTGTCTAAGTTCCAGACTTGTGTGAATGGTCCAGACTGATTTGCTCTTGATCTTACCTCTGTTGGTTCAATAAGGTCATCTATCTCTAAATACCACGGACTTACGGGTGTGTAGTATTTAGTTACAGGTGCTGCTAATGTGCCTTCTTGATAGAAAGATCTCTGGCAATACTCATCAATCATACGGCTTGCAGCAAGAATCGCTGCTTGGATATCATTATCATCCAGGCTGTCTTCAATCTGCAGTGCATTTCTCACATCTGCTAAAGTCGTATAGACATTATTAGGCTGTGAACTCTGTGCAAGCGTAGGTCTGCTCATTTATTCCTCTTCTCCAATTTAGGCAACATAGCCTTCTCCATCTTAGGAGTAGCACTTGCTGTCTCTTTTTTAATCTTAAAGATATTCTTAATCTTTTTCATAACTTCCTTTTTTTAATGAAGGACAGGCCCGTAAACGGGGCAGTCTTTAGGCCTGTCCTCCACCTTAGATTTCTCTAAGTATTACATAGAATTAACTATGTAAACTTTAGAATGTAGGTGCTACTAGACCAGTTCCTGTAATTTTAGAAACTGCTCCTGGATAACGACCAGCAGTAAATGCTGAGTATCCGTACACTACAGACTTAATTGTGAGTGAGCCTGCACCTGTTGCATCAAAGTTCAATGCGAATGGTGATCCTGCTTGCTCCCATAGATGTAGTTCTCCTGCATTTACGCAGTAGATCTGATCTTCATTAGTACCAGCACCACCTGTTGTAGTAATGTTTGCATCTGCAATGATAGGTAGACCCATCATGGTGTAACCTGAGTTACCATATGCTGCTGCTCCTGGTCCTGTTGCAACTGCGTTCATTACGCCGTTTAGGGCTGGAAGAACGAGTGGACGCTGTGAACCGTCAACGCCTGCAAGCAAGAATGCTAGACGGCGTGGGTGCATAATCCAGTGTGTTGGATTCTGGAATACGCTTGTCTGAATCTTCTGGTAAGCATCTGCCAACTTTGGATACAGTTCTGCAACTGTAGGTGAGGCTTCTGTGAATGTAACTTCATTGATACCTGCTGTATGGCGAAGACCAAGCATTGCACCTGATGTTCCATCACCGTTGATGATCTGGTCGTCAAGTGTTGTGTGCCATCCACGGATCAAGTCCTGGATGATGAACTGGTCAATACCTGTTCCACGCTCAATTGCCTGCTTTGAGATATCCTGTTGTCCTGCGATTGTACGAACATTCACAGTCAATAGTGTATCGTCAGCATTTGTATTTGAGATAGCATCATTTTCAGCAGCCTGAACTGCAGTTGATGTACCAGTAGTCATGCGTGAGATATTTAGTGTCATACCTGCTGCTGGAAGAGCCATTTTGTTTGTTGCGAAGTCTGCTGTTGGGCGACCTGCACGAGCAAATGGTGCTGCTAGATCAACAAGGTACTGAGGAATTACGAGACCAGCAAAGTTGCCAGTTCCTACTGAGCGACGCTCAATTTCCTCTTCACGAGAGTGACGAGCAAGACGCTCTGATGCTGCATAGTCATTGCTGAACTTAGCAGTAAATGCATCCTTAACGAATGAAACATCTGTATTCTCTGGTGAGTATGTACGGGCTTCACGAGTTACCTTTGTTCCGCCAACCTTTGGCATTGCAACATCAGCGTATGCTGATCGTGCTTCTGCAGCCTTAGCATCTGCTGATGCTTGTGCAGTTAACTTTTCAATCTTTGAATCTAGTGAGCGTGACTCTTCAACCAAGGTATCAACCTTTGCTGATTCATCTTCTGTAAGGTCTGTACGGTTCTCTACGGCTACTGCCTCAAGAACTGCGTCCAACTCTGCCTTAACTGCATCACGGCGTTCAATTACTTTGTCTAAATAAGACATTTATTGTTCTCCTTTGTGAGTATTTTTAAGTTTGAGGTGGTGGTTACGGGTTTCACGACGCTTACGGGTGTGAGCCTAACTCCGACTTCAGTCCTATCTTTTGGATAGGAATATTATTTTATTGTGCTTCTCTTTGCTTTTGCTAAGCGTAGAGACATTCTTGGCATGTTATCTGGAAGGAAGTTTAGGACTGATGGGAAATCTCCAACAATCTTTCCACCTTGTCCAGGTACATCTACTACTTCTATAACATTAGCAGCCTCTTCTTGTGCTTCTGGAAGTGGATCAATGTATGTTAGTTCAGACATTTTGTGTCCAACAAGAGTATCAGTTGCTACCCAACCATCTTCTACTTCTTTATATACACGAATAAGAACTGCTGGATCTCCTTCTTCTGCTGCTATGCTGAAATCTGAGTCAGGAACATTAATAGATCCTTCTGTTTTGATTTCTTCAATACGGCCTCTTGCAATGCCACCAGATGAATTCCAACGAACAAAATCTCCTACCTTTTCACGGCTTTCTGTTTCTAGTTCGTCTTCTTCAACCTCAAGCATTGGATAAGTAGAATCTTCTTCCATCTCGCCATCACCAAATAGCATAGACATTACTTCTACTGCCTTCATGATGTAGTCGTGACCTTCAGATAAGTCTCCAAAGATTTGCTTTAATACTAATAGTGATTCGCCTGTTATTTCTCTTCCCGCTTTTATTTCAGACATTGCTCTTTTAATTAATTCTCTAGCCTCTACAGAAGTTGCTGTATATGCAGGATATGTGACGATTGATACATCTCCATCAGAAAGGCTGACCTCTGTAAGGGTTCTTTCTGAACGATCCTTGCTCCAGTTCTGGCGAATTACTCTGAATGCAAAGGACATTTGATCAACATCTCCACGCTCAACAAGAGTATAGAGGTCTCTTGCTTCTTGTGTGTTTGCTAGTTCTGCTTCAAAGAATAGTCCTTTTTCATCTTCAGACAATCTCATTGTACCGTTTTTGGTTCTGGCC